AACTTTTTGGACCGGGTAACGGCACAACAACGTTTAACGTTCCAGATATTCAGGGCTGCCAAGTGATTGGGGCGACCTCGTTAGACGGTGCCATTAGTGCTGAATATCATACTGGCGGATCTAATGACGCACACTCAGTAGCAGCGCATGTAGGAACAGCGCACTCGCACTCACTGACATACACAGCGTTTACAGAGCTGGAGCATGATTACACGCACACCCACTCCGCAACTGCATCTGATGGGACAATCACTTTTACTGGTCATACTTTTTCAAGCACATCAAATCCAGGGCAGAGTCACAGTCACACTGCCTCTGTTGCGTCTGGCGCTGCTGCTTCTGGCGTTGCAACTGGAACGACAAGGGCCTCAACGGCGCATACCCACGCCGCTCCAGCTGTCGGAACGGGTTCCCACCAGCACTCCGTTACAACCGCGTCCTGGTCTGCACATTCATCCCATCGTCACAGCCCAGTTTTCAGCCTTGCTAGTTCTGGGAATACAGCATCTGCATCCCCCGCCTCACATAACCACACAGCAACCCCTTCAAGCAACGGTTCACACACGCACACAGATCACTCCTACAAAACCTATCAGGTCCACTATATTATTAAGGCGGTATAAGATGGCGGTAAAGTTTGTTTCTCCACTTGGGCTTCCAGTCGCAGAAAACGACCAGTCGGCACCAAGCCTTGCGCAAATTTATTTCAACTCAACTACTAAGAAAGTTAGGGTGTACAAAAGCACAGGTTGGGCAGACGTTGGCGGGGGCGCTTCTGGATCATCTGGAAAGCCTGGGATGGTTACCTCATGGGCTGGAAGCCAGGGTGTTCCAAGCGGGTGGCTTCTGTGCAATGGCAACGCAGTTTCGCGGACAACATACGCGGATTTGTTTGCGGTTATTGGGACGAATTATGGCGTTGGGAACGGAACAACAACGTTTAATCTCCCTAATTATCAGGACAACTATTGGCTCATTGGCGCTCCGTCTTCTCTTTCAACCGCACCAGACCACAACGGGCTCCCTGGGAGTTGGAGAGTTGCTTCTGGATCGGGATTTTTTGCTTCGTTCAGTCACTCAACAAACGGCGCCCACTCTTCACACGCAACAAGCATGACCACTGCTGGATACCACAACCATGCCGCAAACCACACGCACACCGTAACGGCTGCAACTTCTGGATCTGCTACGGAAGGAAATCACACAGCAAGCGGAATTTTTGGATTTGCAGGCGCGGCACACACGCATTCCATCACAAGCGGGTCAAACTCTGGTTCGGCAACAATCAGACTTAGCGGCTCGTCCGTTGCCGATGATGGGCACACGCACGTTATTTCTCTTGCCTCAGCAGGCGCAAGCACCAACCATGTTGACTCCGTAACTTCTTATGAAGGCCCCGTTTCTCACGCCTCACACACGCACGCCAGCGGTACGGGGACCTCAGATGACGCCACCTCCATGGGCATCAATGCCGCCCACAGCCATACAATGAGCGCCATTGCAAGCGCTGGTGAGCATGCGCATGACAATCACCAGGTAAAAATTCACAATTTTCATTATATAATCAAGACATAGGGAGAGAAAAATGACACAGAAACTTATCACCATTGCCATTGATTACGAAGAAGCCGACGAGCAGTCCGTTGCATCAGCAATTGCACAAATCCATGGCGGATCTGCGGAAACAATCGCAGAAGCTGTAGGGGTTATTGCTGGTGCGATAACGGCGATTCCTGACGTTCACGTCCCGTATTGGTCAAGCCCCAGAACTGAAACATGGGTAAATCAAAGTGAAACCATTGCGCGTCTTAGTGAGCAAATTGATAATCACGTTTGCCAGTGTTGTCACGAAATTGCAGCTGCCCCCGTTGGCGTTGCTGATTTTGAGCCGGGCGTTTGCCCGCCGCTCCACAACTGCGCGGTATGCGCAGATCAAATTATTTAAGATAGGAGAAAAAGTAAAATGGAAAGCAGACAAATAACGATGGATGATCTTCTTCGGAAGATTGGCGCAATGACAGTGCAGCTTGATATTGCCGAAGGTAATGTTAAATTGCTGCAAGAAGAACTTGAAAAACTTCGCTCTCTTAACGAACAAAAAGCAGACACAAAGGGCATTGCTAAGTAGTTGCACACAACTTATAGTGTGGGTGTAAAACCAAACCCACACCATAGGTTGAGGTATGACTGCGAACAACATCAACCAGATTCTTGCCCGACTAGATAAGATTGACGAAGAACTCTCCGCGATGCGCGTGGAGATGGCAGAGACGCGCGGTGCGTATCGTCTTGCAAAGTTTGTTATTGGCATTCTTGGGCTTACTGGAATTAGCGGCCTTATGGCTTGGCTTTCAGGCCAATCCAAATGAATACAAGAATTGCAGTAATCCTTGCTAGTGCTTGGCTAGTTATTTCCACCTTGGCCTATGGAATTATTGCCTCACCAACCCAGGGCTCTCAGAATCTTTACGTTGACCGAACGCAAGATTTCTGGATCACCCTTCCAGATCAGGGCGAGCTCCACCTTTGGACTGACCTCTGCGACGAAACCTCGTCATCCTGGTGCCCAGGAACAGTCGACTCCATGCTTTGGCTTTACGACGGCAACGGGGCGCTCCTTGCTGCCAACGACGACTCGTTTACTGATCACACGGGCGGCTGGTCACTTGCTTCAACAATTCGCATCACACTGCCTGCCGGGAACTACCGAGTGCGCGCTGGGGTTTGCTGTGGCGATCCGACCGCTGATCGTTTTGGTGGCAACCATTACTACCTAACCAGCAACTTTGCGGCCGAGCTTGCGCCGGGAACTCCGTCGGCAACATGGACTCCAACCCCGGAGCCTACGCCGACACCGACCCCCACACCTACGCCAACTCCAGAGCCAACCCCAACGCCCGTACCGGACCCATACCTGAACGCGCCTACTGGCCTGATGGTCACGGTGTACAGCAGCGGCGATGTCAACCTTACGTGGGATGCGCCACTAGATAGCGGAACGCCTGTTGAGCGCTATGCCATTACCTGGCGTGTTGGGGCATCTGGATGGGGTGTGGGCTCTGGCGAGACGTCTATCACGCTGCCGTGGCAGGTCTTTGCATCCAGTGGTGGGTCAGACGTGGAATACGCCTTCACAATCCGAGCTGACAACAACACCCTTGCAGTGTATTCAGGGGAGTCAGTACCCGTTTCGGTATTCCTCTCTGCTCCTGTTCCACCAACCCCAAGCCCTACGCCAGAGCCAACTCCAACGCCGACCCCAGAGCCAACGCCTACGCCAACCCCAGAGCCAACCCCAGAACCGCCAACACCAAGCCCTAGCGTGGCTCCTACCCCTACGCCAGAGCCTTCTATAGAGCCGACCCCGACGCCTACGCCGGAACCAACTCCGACGCCGTCGCCAAGCCCAGAGGTGACCTATGAGCCGACACCGGACCCGACTGCCACACCCGAGCCGTCGCCCGAGCCAACAGAAACCCCTACGGAGTCTCCTGCCCCTTCTGTTGATCCCAGCCCTGTACCTACTGACGCACCTGGACCAATTGATCCGGGCGCTGCCGTAGAGGCGGTAACCGAGGCAATTGGTGAAGCCGCCGCCGCGGTATCTGAGGCCGTTGGCGAGGCAGCTGCCGCAGTGTCTGAGGCCGTCGGCGCAGCCGCTGAGACTGTTGCCAATCTTGGCAATGACATTACTGAGGAAGAGCGCGAAGAGGCGAGAACTGTTGTTGGCCCAGCGGTCATCATGACCACAATTGCCCAGGCTGCTGCTTCTGCGGCTGCTATGAGATCTGGTGGCAATAGTGGCGGCTGGTCTGGCGGCGGCGGAGATGGTCCCAAGAAGCGCCCAGGAGGCGGGCGTGGAAAGCCCTCAGCGCGTCGAGTTGCAGCGCGAAACGTAACAAAGCCATCGCCGGCCAAGGCGCAAGATAGCAAGCCCATCAAAGGTGGGCAGAGGAGAAACCTGAAGTGAGCAAGTGGAAGAGCATTCTTATTCAAGCAGTTAACGA